AGCATGGCGTACCATGCCACCACCCGGCGGATGTGGTTATCGAGCAGATCCAGATAGTGGCCGGCGATCGTGTTGGTGCGTCCGTCCGCCAAAAACTTTTCATACAGGCGAGTCCCCAACATCGGATGCAGTCGCGTGTCCTGCGTCAGATAGATGGCCACCCTCAACCTGTCGTCATCTACCGACTTGTTGATCGACGTGGTGTGTTTGACATATTCGGGTGTGGCGAGGAGGACAGTTGTTGGGATCATTTGCCGGTGGTTTGCGCCTGCGCATCGGCGGGCATGTTCTTGTTGTCGGGGTGGTAGCCTTTGTGCTTTTGGTCGTCCGGCCAAACGGCAACCTTTGGTTCATTTGGTTGTAACTCGTTGGCCTTGCGACCCTTTGAGTCCAACGCCCTGAGCATCCTCTTGGCCTCGTTGATTGAGATCTGATTGTTGTCCTTGCGCAGGAAAACCACCCTCTCCCAAAAGTGATGGCATCTCGGTCCTCCCTTGTACAGCCAAACATCATAAGTGTCGCCACCCTGAGGCCCAAAACCTGGATTCACGGCCTTTTTCGAGGCCGCCTGTATATCTTCCTTGCGATAAAGTTTGTCCGCCGCCACCATGGACCGGCAAAACTTTCTGCTGTCCGCGGTGGTCTCTCCGGCGTATCTGTAGCGAACCTTGAACAACGGAGTGTCCTGTTTGCTCTTTTGTCCGTCTGACCTCTTCGTATTCCTCGCCGACGTGCTCGCTTTCAAGTTGGGCGAAAAAACTCCACAACGGGTCCTCTTGGCTGGACAGTTCTTCGGTTTTCTGCTGGTCGAGGCGGAGATACGGGTGGTCGTTCCGGATCGTGACGGTCCCATAGATTTTCAAACTGCCGAAGATCTTTTCGAAAGCGGAGCACATAACCCGCTGCTTTGGCGCCACAACTTGATAGTGGAACAGCCGGCTGGCGACCTCCAATTCCTCGGTGTTTCCGAGTTCACCGGCCGTTTTCACCCCGAACATCGCCGGCGATACAACCCGGTGACCGATCATTATTTTGTCGGTGCATTCACCAGAGAGGAATTGATATTGCTCGTGCGCAGCAGAAAGGGCCATCGGTTCCACCGTCGGTTTGCTGTCTGGCGTGTCGCTATATGTGATCCAGACCTTGCCGGCGTTGTGTGCGCCAGCGGCATTGCGCTCGATGTCCTGTCGGATTTTCCGCTGTTCGTTCTCTGGCGGGGTCCCGTTCACGAAGTGAATCCAGAAGGACGGCGCCAGGCCATTGCGGATGTTGTTGATGTGGTATTCAGATATGTTCTTTTCGAGTTCGATATAATTCAAGCACCCGACATAATCCGGCTTTGGATAGTATTTTGATCCCGGAGACACCGGAGCGACATATAAGACCTGCAGCGGGTGCTCCCGTGCTTTCTCCGTGTTGTAGGTGGCTATTTTCTGGGGCTTCTCCTTGGTGTCGGACCAGTCTGGGCTGTAGAAATACCAATCGATCTTTTCCGCTTCGTTCTCGATGCCACTCCGCAAGCACTCAAACGGCATGTGGTCCACCCGTTTGATCACCCCATCGGCGTAGGCAACTTCGAGGGCGAAACCGCCGTGGATCACGTAATCGAGAGCACATTTCCGCACGACGTCTTGCAGTTTCCATTGCGCGACTTTGATCATGCCGGCGTCCGCATCGATGGCCAGTCCGGCCCCCGCCACCATCTGTGCGATCGAATTGCACAGCGCTCCGTGCGTTGCGGAGGATCTGTAGAGGTCAACGAGTAGGTCCGGGAAAAGGTTTTCCTCCCCGTAGGCCACAAATCCGTCTTTGTTGTCTGCTTCGCGCATCGACGGCGGCGTGTATGCCGACATCTGGATGGCGTGAGGTGTGTGTTCGTAGTTCATGCGTATACTGTCTGCGGCAAAGATAAGGTAGGCTGCACGAAATACGTATATGTGTCCAGCAGGACCACCCGATCAGTGCAAACCACGATCCCGTTCATGAGGATTTCGATCTGGTATTGTCCGTTCTCCGTCATGGGCAGCGCCTGGGCGTCTTGTACGAACGACCAATAGCGCGTATTTGCGGTGGTGGGAATGGCCACATCGATGCTGCTTTTGTCGTCTTTGGTGATGCGCATGGAAAAAGAACTCAAAGGCAAGAGATCCCTGATTCTTTCGTAGCGCACCCGCATGGTAAAAAATCGCGTGGTATATTGCATGGTCGGAAAATAATGAGGGGGACACATGGCCCCCCTCTTTTGGTTCATAAGGCCCGACAGGATCAGAATGCCGGCGTGATCACAGTTGCGGCCACGGCGATGTCGGTGGTGACCCCATCCAACGGATAGTTGAGGGTGCCAGGTCCGGCGGTGCGTGCCAACTGCAGGGCGGGTTGCTTGCTCTCTGCCGTGATCGTTACAGTGAATCCGTGCATGTCCCCTTTGGCCGCACCGGTGACCATGGTGCCGCCGGTGAGTTCTGCGCCCTCGTCGAATCCGATCACGTAAACCGTGTCGTTGTTGTCGTGCGCAAGGAATGTGCAGCGCACCTTCCCGAGTGTCCGCAGCCATTGCGTGGTGGCGTGGTCTGCTTTCAGGAGGGTGAGTTCGATAACCTGCTCGTAAAAAACAGTGCCGTTCTCCGAAGACATCTGGAATGTCTCAGTGAACGACCCGTGTCCTTTCAAGAGGTCGATTTTGTAGGCCTCAAGGGCGGCCGGAACGTTTGTGATTTCGCCGTTCACGATTGTGGTGCCCGCCGTGGCCAGGGTGGCCGGGTTGTCGGACGCGTCCACAAGCACGTACACCGCCCGCAAACCGCCTACGGCATCGCGACAGTCAATGCCGCGTCCGGTGGTGATGGTGCAGGGCATTTCTTACGATCCGGTTGCGGTCCGTGAAACCATCACAGTGTTCGCCGGCACGGCAACTTGCACCCCTGCGGTGTAACGATAAACGATCCGAACGTTGTCCGATCCGTCCATCAACGACATGTCAATCAATTTGGCCTCGTTGTGATCGCTCAGGAGGTCCGTGCCGAAGAACAGGTCTTGCTTGCGGGCTGCCACGATGTATTCGGCGCCCATTCCTTTGCATACCTTGATCGGGTGGCCCAGGTAGTTTTCGGCGATCGGAGCGTTGAGGGCGAATTGCGGGTGTGCGCCGGCATTCACGAGTGCCCGGTAGTAAAGATAGTAAGTGGCCGAATTCATGAAAAGTTGGACCTCCGGGTCTCCTTGCAGGGCCGTCGGGATGCTGTCAACGGCGATCCCGAGGTTGGTGAGGATGTTGGAGGTGGTCCATGCTGCGCCCGTGCCGGTGGACTGCACGTTACGGGCGGCCGTGTGCAACAACGACTGGTATCCCGTAAAGTGGTTGTTGTCGTATGTGTCCGTGAGGCTGTCTCCAATGGTGGTTCCAGCGTCTGTGCCGTCTGCTGCCGTTGACGTGAGCGCCGCCGTGCCACCGCGCCAGATGTTGTCCTCGATCGCTTCGCCGATTTTGCTTGCGACATAGAGCAGGAGGAACTGCTGGAACTCCGGAGGCAACTGATCGTTGACAAAACCGCGGCCGGTGTTCATGGCCTCCCAGTCACTGCGGAAATCCTTTTTGCAGAGTTGGACATTGGTCATGAGTTCCACGGGCGTTAGGAATCGCTCCGTGAGTTGGATCACGCCCGTCGGGGTGAAGTCCTTGGTCAGGGTGTCCGCCGATTTCACGGCGGCGGCGACGTACGGCCGCGCAAGTTCGCCGGCGTAGCTTTTGGTGTTGCTAAAAGTTGTAGGCATCAGTTATAGGTTTCAAAGATCTTGTAGACGCCCTGCACAGACTGTGGGACGCGGGTGTGAGACGAGGCCTGGACAGACTGGCGACGAACGCGGGGTGTGGCTTCGACTTCCGCGAGTTCCAATTTCCGTTCCAGCGCGTTGATTTTTGCCTTTTGGGCGGCGATCCGTGACTCATAGGATGCGCGGATTTCCTGCAGGGCGGCCGACATTTCTGCAGGCATGTCTTCGGCTGGTGCTTCTTCTGCTGGTGCTTCTTCTTCGCCCCCAGTCACCACCCCGTCCTCAATCACCAGCACGGTGCCATCGGAACAAGTGTATTCACCGGTTGGCAGGGGGATTTGTTCGCCCTCGTCGGTCACCATGTAAACAGAGGACCCTGTTGCAAAATCACCGTCCGAGAAAATTTCGGTGCCATCCTCCAAAGTCTTGGATGTGGCTTCTCCGGTGGGTTCCGCGGTTTCCTCCATTGGTTCCTCCGCAGGCATTTCATCGGCAAGGCGATATCCATATCGCGCAAGCGTTCTGTTGATTAATTCTTGAATTGTCATCGCATAAAAAACTGTTATGGTTTCTGCTTTTTAATTCGCTCTGAAAAAATTCCCTCGATCGAAAATCCCAAAACCCGTCCGGGCTTGATAAAATTTTCCCAGATTTCGTCGTTGTACACTTTGCTGGTCACCATCCAGGTCCCAGGTTTCACAGACATGTTGTAAACGGCCGATTTGTCTTTTTGCGGGTCCTCCACGATCCACGATTCGACCACAGCCACCCCGTTTACCTTGGCTTGGTGTTCCAGTGTGTGCGAAAGGTTCTTCTGCCGCGACATGAACAATTCCGATGCCTTGCG